GGGTGCACTCTCTCCAGACAATGCCTTCGCAGGTGGTACGATTGACCTTGTGCTTGCCCAGACGCCCGATGACACTATCTACATCAGCACCGGAAATAATCTGCCGTTTCCGGGCATTGATGGGGACTTGTCGCTACAGCTTCCAATCTACGTTGGGCCGAATCGCATCTGGCTGGCGTGGGATGGGTTTGATCGGTACACGGCAACGGAGCCGGGTATCTATAACTACATTGCCTCCAACATAGGTGTCGGTCTCGCGATGCACCTTTCAGGCGTGGCATAAGGACACACCATGACGCTCAAGACAGTGCAGGACATCAAGAACCAGATTGCGGCGACGATGCCCGACAACACCACCGGGCAGATCACGCCTGCGATCCTTCGTGCCTCGCTGCTCGATATGTGCGACAGCTTGTTCTCCCGCAGCGTGACGCTATACGGCGCTGTCCCCGCTGGCGTGGCACAGTCGATCACCACCGTGCTAACCAACTACCCGGTGTTGATGTCTGGGGTCATCAACAACAACCCTACGCTGTTCACAGTCAATGCACTCACGGGGCTTATCACCGCGGCGGTAGGCGGCTTTGGCTATACGCTCAACTTCAACGTGACCTGGATGTCAGGCACGAACAACGTGGAACTTGACTGTGCCGTGTATAAGAACGGCGCTCTATACACTCGCGGAAGGATGAACCAGAACGGCGCGACGCAGAACAAGCAGAACACAGGCAGCTTCAGCATTCTTGTCGCGGGCGTAGTTGCCAACGACATTTTCGAGATTCGCCTTTCCTCTCCGCAAGGCCCCACATCCATTACTTTTTACACGATGGATTTCACCGTAGCACTCAACCCGACCCTTACCACAATATAACTAGAAAGGAATACCTCGCAATGGAACTGCCAACCCTGGACTATGACTACACGCTTCATCAACGGGAGTTTGCCGGAGACGACAACCTGCTGGTGAAATTTTTTATCCGCGCGGAACCAGACGACAAAGAGACGCTCGCGCAGGGGCGCAAGATTTTCAAAGATGTCGAGTGCATCGACATCCGCACCCCTGGCAGCAAGGAAGTCACCACGCGGCCGATCCGTCCGAGCGACCTGGTGCGGTTCCCGAAGCACTACGCGGCGTTCAAGGCGCGTACCACAGGCGAGACGCTGGTAGGCACTCCGCTGGAGATGTGGCCTCATCCTCAACTGTCGATGGCGCGCATAGCTGAGCTGCACGCAGTCAACATCCGTACGGTGGAGCAGATCATCGCGGCCCCCGACAGCGTGACGAGTTTGTTCATGGGCTATCAGACGTTGAAGCAGGCGGCTGTTCTGTTCGTTGAGGCTTCGAAGTCTTCGGCTCCGCTGGCTGCACTGTCGAAAAAACTTGAGGAAGCCACAGCCATCATCGAGACGCAGGGCCGTGAATTGGCCAGGCTGACTGCGCTCGTAGGTGATTCAAAAAGGAAATAAGCCATGTCGCTCTACACCTACGGCACGATATTGCAGGAGGTTCAGGACGCCTGCGCACAGTTGAACCTCGTCAAGCCGCAGGGTGTGTTCGACACCAATGATGAGAACGCGCTCATCATGGCAAACTACGCCAATCTACTCGGGGAGATGCTTCAGGACTTCGCCGAGTGGCAACAGTTTTACAAACTGTTCACAGTCATGGGAGATGCAACAGCCACATCGTTCGCGCTTCCCGCTGACTTCAACCGTTTCACGAACGACACCGGATGGAGCTACAGCAAACGCCGTCCGGTGATCATCTTGAATCAGCAGCAATGGGCTGCAATCAAGTCGTGGCTGTCCCAGTCGTTCTTCGTGAACCCGGCCTGCACTCTGATGAGCGACAAGCTGGAGTTCATGATGGCTCCTGGGCTCGCCGAAAAGATCACGTTCGAGTACACCAGCAAGAACTGGGTCATCGACGGCAACGACCCGAACACCACCAAACAGTTCATCGACAACAACGCCGATGTGCCGATGCACGACAGGATTCTGTTCACCCTCGGACTCAAGATCAAATGGCTGGAGTCGCGCGGCATGAACACGATGGGGCCGCAGCAGGATTTCAACGAGCGCATCAAACAGTTGACGATGCGGAATCGGATGGCTCAACAGTTGAGCCTCAACGGTGGCACCTTCACCGGGTTCCGTTACATCGACAACTTCTGGAATGCGCCAGACGTAAACTTCGGAAATTAAAGGACTTACGAGCAACACAACTTCGGGAACTAGCCTTGTTCAGCCAGCCGCAACAGGTCAGGAACGGACAGCAGACCACTTCACAGATATTCGCCGGGCAGCTCCCGACGAAGGGGATCAACACGCGCGACGCTTACGCGCGGATGGCACCTGACGACGCTATCGATCTGATCAACGTGGTATCGGACAGTTACGGTATGTCCACCCGCTTCGGGTTTCAGGAGTTTGCGATCAACCTGCCAGGCTCCAAGGCCGTGCCGACGCTGATGAGCTACTACCCAGCTCCGGCGCACGCAAACATCGAGCCCGCGGGGGTCAAACCTTACGGACAGCTTCAACTCAAGCGGCCCCGTGCAGCATCTCCGATTCTCGGCGGAACGCTGTTTGCCTGCACCAATGGAACAGTTTTTGATGTGACCGGCGGCGGCGTCGGGCCGTGGGTGGCCCAGCCGAACGTGTCGGGGCGTACCACCGATTACTGGTCTTGGCTCAACTACCAGAACGAGGCCTCGAACTTCCTCTGCGCGTGCAACGAGGACGGAGGCTATTACACCTACGGCGGGGCGGGATTCAGCAGCGGGTTTAGCTCTGGCTTCTCGACTTCGGTCAGCGGCTTCACTCATGTCGTGCAAGGATCGCTGCCGGGGCAGATCAACAACGTCAACCCTGAAACTTTCGTCTATGTTGCCTCGTGGAAGCGTCGGCTGTGGTTCATCGAGAAGGACAGTTCACGGGCATGGTATCTCCCGGCACAGCAGATCACGGGCGCGGCTACATTGTTCGACTTCGGAGCCAACTTCCGGCACGGTGGGCGCCTGGTTGCGTTGGTGTCCTGGGCAGCGGACGGTGGTGAAGGTCTGGATGATTACCTTGTCGCGTTTTCATCGCAGGGTGATGTGGTCATCTACAAGGGGACCGACCCCGACAGCATCGACACCTTCGGCATCCGTGGAATCTGGTACGTCGGCGTGCTGCCGCGCGGGAGCCGCTGTGTTGACCCCATAGGTGGAGACGTGCATGTCCTATCCACCACCGGGCTCACTCAACTGTCGAAGCTGATGGCGATGGGGCAGATCGCCGCGGAGGTGACGGAACAGTCAGGTTCTCGCATCGATCCGTTGATCCGACAGTACATGGAGACGATGGCGAATTTCGAGGGATGGTACGTCAAATATATTCCTCACGAGCAGATGGTATTTGTCGGCGTGCCGCAGATGGTGTCGAACCAGGGACCGACACAGCTTGTCCTGAAGATCAGGCAGAACGCATGGTCGCGTTACCAGGGCATCCCGATGGATGTCATCGCTAACCACGACCAGGCCGTAGTGTCCGGCGGGAATGTCTCTGCTCCGTCGCTGTTCGGCGGCGGCCGTGTGTTCCAGATGTTTGACAACTCGCTCGACTTCGTCACTATCGCGGGCGGCTCCAGCACGTCCAACGGCACCATGATCAAGTGCCGCCTTGTCGGTGCGTATCAGGACTTCGGCACTCCGGGGATGTTCAAGAATTTCAATATGGTTCGCCCGACCTTCATCGCTCCTCTCCAGCCTTTGGTCAAGTTGACGCTGCTCACCGACTACGGTCAGAGCTACCAGTTCACCACGCCGACGTTGCCGTCTCCGCCGAACAGTCGCTGGAACGTATCGAATTGGGATCAGGCGCTTTGGGTAGGCATGTCTCGCCCGATCAAGAAATGGCTGGGCATCAACGGCGGCGGCTACTCTGGGACGGCACAGATCGACTACGTTGCTGCGGGAGGCACGCGTATCACAGCCATCGACTACAACACGGAAGAAGGGGGGCCGCTGTAATGATGGCGTTTCCAAACAACCAACAGCAGGAGATGATCCTCGCAGCCTTCATGGAGAAGCATGCGTTGATCCGCCACACTTCCGATGCGAAGTACATCGGCTGGGTGAACGCAAACCCGCTGAGCCCGGAGCTGCTCGGGGCGGTGTGCTTCAACACTTTCCTCGGCGCAACCTGTCAGCTCCATGTCGCCATGAAAGACGACTACCACTACACGCCGCGCGAGATGCTTTCGACTGTGATGGACATAGCATTCAATCGGTTCAACGTCGCCAAGCTGCTCGGCGTCGTCAACAGTCGGAACGAGAAGGCGATGCGTTTCGACAAACACCTCGGGTTCGTGGAAGAATATCGAATGCAGGGGATGCACGACAACGGCGGCGACATCGTGATATTTTCAATGACCAGAACACAGTGCCGCTATTTACGGCAGTCGAAAGTAATTTTGAGAGCGGCCTAACTTTAGGGGATTATTATGGGCGGCAGCACGACATCTGCACCGGACTACACCGGAGCGGCACAGCAGCAGGGAGCGTCCAGCCAACAGTTGGCTGCGCAGCAGACCGCGGCCAACCGCCCGAACCAGAACACGCCTTGGGGATCGTCCTCCTGGCAGTCCTCGCTCGGCACTGACCCGGCCACAGGCGCCCCGATCACGCAATGGACGCAGAACCAAACGCTCGACCCGACGCTGCAAAATGCGCTGACATCACAGATCGGCCTGATAGGGAACAAGTCCAATCTGGCAAGTAGCCAGATGGGCAACGTCGCCGGGGCGATGTCACAGCCGTTCAACTGGAACGCGCTGCCGTCCGCTGCGTCCACGCCAGGCACGCAGCAGACTCAGGGGACGCAGGTGCAGGGCGGCATCAACCTGCCTGGGCAGAACACAGCCATGCCGACGCAGACCACCGGGACCACCAACGAGCCCGCGTTCTCCGCTCAGCGCGACTCCATTGCCAATGCCATGTTCTCCCGCATGATGCCGTTGCAGCAGATGGAGACGAACGCGAGCAACACGCGCATGGCGAACATGGGCTTGCCGATGGGGAGCGAGGCGTACAACCGTGA